GTAGAATTTGGTTTACCAAATGGGGTTTCTGCTGCTACACCACTCGGAGATTTTGATACAGGTGATGTTGCGGACCAAGAAGAATTACAAGGATTCTCATCTAATACACAATTAAGATCAATGATGTATGATAACACAAAAAGACGTGTTCAAGCATTTTGTAATGAAATTGCGATGCCTAATAGAGAAGCAGTTTCAAAGGAAATTAGACACAATGGTCCTAAAAGAAAATTTGTATATGATTATACATCTGCACCAATTACTGCTACATTTTATACTGACAAGTTTATGAGAGAAAGAACTTTTTTTGAACTATGGCAGAAAGCAGCATTTAGTAATGTAACTCATAACTATAATTACTATGATGATTATGTTGCACCTATTGATATATTTGCTTTAGGTAGTTATGCAAGTAGGCAAGAAAGAGATGACATAACTTACGGTGTAAGATTATATGAATGTTATCCAAAAACAATTAGTGAAGTATCATTTGCACACACTTCAAACGAAATTCAAACATTTACTGTAACATTTGATTTTAGATATTGGGTTAACTACTTTATTGATAGAGCAGGCGGAATACAATTAGGAGAATCTGATTTTAAACAACCAACTGTAAAAAGAGCAGGTGGGGTATTTGGAGGTTTAATTAGTAAACTGCCACCAGAAATAAGAAGAGCGGGTAGAGATGTATTAAATGAGTTGAGAAGAAGAGCACCGATTGGAAGAATAACAGGCGGACGAGTTTTCCCACCATTTAAAATACCACCACTAAATATATAAAAAATTAATAAGGAGATATTATGGCGTTACCAAGTGTAGAAGTACCACGATATGAATTGACACTACCATCGCAAGATGTTAAAGTACAATTTAGACCATTCCTAGTCAAAGAAGAAAAAATATTATTGATGGCTATGGAATCAAAAGATAATAAAGAAATAGTTTCAGCAACAAAAGAAATTTTAAAAGCCTGTACATTTGAAAAACTGGATATAGAAAATTTACCTATGTTTGACATAGAATATATTTTATTACAAGTTAGATCAAAGTCTATAGGTGAAGTTGCAAAGTTTAGAGTTTTATGTCCAGATGATAAAGAAACTTTAACAAATGTTGAAATAGATTTATCTACAATTAATGTAAATGTAGATGATGAACATACAAATAAAGTTGTGGTAGATGAAAAAAGAAATTTAGGTTTAGTTTTAAACTATCCTACTCTAAAGATAAGTCAGGCTGGGTTTGACGTGGACGATAAAGATGTAGATACTGTTTTTGATGTAATTGTATCTTGTATTGACCATATCTATGAGGGAGATAAAATATATCCTGCGAAAGATAGTACAAAAGAAGAACTAAAGAATTTTATTGAGTCATTATCACAAGAAGTATTTAAGAATGTTAAAAGATTTTTTGATACTATGCCTCAATTGTTACACGAAATTGAAGTAGAAAACCCTAAAACAAAGGTAAAGAGTAAAATAACCTTTAAGGGTTTACAAGATTTTTTTCAATAAGCCTCTCCCATACCAGCCTAGAGGCATATTATGAAACTAATTTTGCGTTGATGCAACATCATAAATATTCATTGACTGAACTAGATAATCTTATACCTTGGGAAAAAGAAATTTATGTAGGAATGTTAGTAAATCATATTAAAGATGAAAATGAGAAAAGACAAAGAGGAGAGAAGTAATGGAAGACACTATTAAAAAAAAGGTCAATGTAGAACTAGAAGTTGACACATCTGTAAAAGATTTAGGTCCTAACCCTTATGCTAAACTAATACATTTAGCAAGAGCGGTAGACAGTTGGAGAATATTTCCTAGAATATTCATCACAACATATATTTACTTGTTATATAAAGTTGTAGTGTGGTATATGAATTTACCTAATCCTACAATGGAACAAAGTGGGTTAGTTAGTATCGTAGTTGGTGCTGGCGCTGCTTGGTTTGGTTTATATACAGGTAGTAGAGCAAAATCGGATAAAAAATAATGGCATTACCAATATTAGATACACCTACAGATAACGGACAAATACAAGAAGCAGTACAAGAAATTGCAACAGCAATATTTAAAAGTGCTAAAATATCATTGGATACCGCTGCTAAATCTGTTGTACCTAGTATACCTAAAATGGTAGATGAAATTTTAGAAGATTTAAAAACAGGATCCATAAGATCATTTGATAAAGCTTTAGATAAGTTAGATAGAATGGTTAACAAATTAGGTATTGATTTAGGTCAATATAGTAAAGAGTTAGCTGCTTTTCAAAATAATAGAGAAGAAAAAGTTAAAAAGAGTGAACAAAAAATACAAGAATTAAGAGAAAAAAATATAGTTGCTTCCATAGAAAAATCAGGTGAGATAAAAATTTTAACAAGAACCGAAATAGAAACAAAACAAAAGAATTTAAGACTTATTCAAAACAATATTTTGAAAGAAGAAAAACAATTAGAGAAAGATAGAAAACTTTTACAAGAAAGTAATAAACTAAAAACTAATTCTGCTAAAAAAGTCAAGGAAGATATAGAAAATAGAAGTAAATATATTGCTGATCTAAAACAAAAACAACAAGAAGAAATTGAAGTGTTAGGTGAAAGATCAAAAGAACAACCAGGTTTTATTGAAAGAGCTAAAGGTGGTGTTGGTAACTTTGTAGATGAATATGTACCTACTCCGATTGCTGATGTAGGAAGACAATTAGTAGAAGGACTTACAGCTCCGATTACAGTTGTGAAAGATTTAGCATCCACATTTGGTGGATTGTTAAAACCTTTGAAGTTATTGAAACCTTTATTCACAGGATTATTAAGTGGACTAAAAAGATTTTCGCTGGCTTTGATGGCAGCCACACTTAAATTTTTACCATTTATTGCGATAGGATTATTAGTTGGAGTTGTGTTATATGCGTTATATCAAGGTATAAAAAAAGTTGTTGATTATGTAAAAGGTTTTTTTGGTGATGAAGAAGAAGATAAACAAAAAGGTACAGGAAAATATCAATCTTTAGATGAGGGTACTTATGATGCTATAGACGATCAAATGGGATTCAATACACCTACGAATACAGATGTGGTTAAAGACAAAGAAGGTAGAATTAGAACTAGTAGTAATTTTGATTTTCAAAGAAATAAATTTATCGGTGATGAAAATAAAGATGAAAATAAAATTGTTCAAGGAGATGAAAATAAAATTGTTCCATTAGATGAATCAAAAGGAACTTTTGATATAAACAATTATAAAAAAGGAACGACACCGATGGTTAAACCAGATCAATTAAAACAATCTAGTGAGATGGTGGCAAGCGCAGGAAACATTACATCTGTAAATGCATCTAAAAATGTTATAAGTAAAACAAACAATTCTTTATCTAGTGGAATTAGTGGAGTGAGTAATTCTGATAAATGGTATAATACAGCTACCGCTTAATAAGGTCCTAAATCTTTTTCAGTAATCAATTTAAACTCTGCGCCATTATCTTCACAATATGATTGAGCTGCTTTCCATTTCGCTTGGTTTTTGATATACTCAAAACTCTCACGCATAAATGCTCGAGTTTTCTTTTTAGGTGTCTTTGGAGGTTTACATTGACGAGAAGGTTTGATTTCAATAAGAAATTTTTTACCTTTAATTGTTTTGACAATGAAGTCAGGATAGTATGAATGATATTTTTTATCAATCGGGTTATAATAACGGATAGATAATTCTTCACTAGCCCAATTTACTATGTCAGGATTACGGTCACAATGAAGCATAAACTTACGCTCTAATAGTGAACGATATACTATTCTAGTTGGATCGCCCACATATTTTTTAGGGTTTGATGGACGGTAAATACCTTTATATGACTTCTTCATTTCGTTATAAATATTAACAATACAAGGATATTTAGATGGCTTTTACAAACAAAGTAGCGAACATATTAAGAAATAATGTATCAAATCTATCAGGTACAGCAGGTAATATTTTTAATGGTCTTGTTGCTAAAGCGGGACAACCAGAAAAACTTGCGGCTAAAATAGCAAATAAATCACCTTTAGATTTATCAAAAAGTCCTGTGGCGCATATGGAACCACAAAACAATCCATTTTCATATGGACAAATATACTATCCACAAGAAACAAGTAATTTAGGCGATGGACATTATGTAATATTTGATGTCATAGCCAGTAGCTCATCAATATATAAAAATCAATCATTTAATAATAAAGGTCAATTAGTTTCATTAACTAGTGCACAATTAGGTGAAAGAAAATTACAAAGAGAAAATAGAATAGCAAAAATAAAATCCCAAGGTTATACTGGAAAAACACAGACTTCTGGAGATTTTGATACAGCAGAAGATACAATAGTAAGAAGACAAACAAGCGGCGCAGGATCTATTAGTCCTACACATAGTAGATTGAAGATAGTATAATATTATATACACCACCATCAACAAAATTTGATTACAAAGTAGGTTACGATAATGTTGAAGAAGGTGCGTTTGGAGGTCTTTTGGCAGATA